AGGATCTGGGCCTTTCCGGGTTGCGCGGCCTGTGCGGCCTGTGCCTTTGTTGGCCCTAGATGGCAGTAGCGAAGACACGGGTCTTTCAAGTTGAACTTCTTTGGGCAATTTCTCGAGATCGATAGCGTTTAACCGATCCTTTAAAAGCTGAAGCAATACTTGCTTTTTGTCTTGGCGCCTTAACTTCGCAAGTTCAATCGATTGCTCTTGGAGCCCTTTAAGACCTGCGCCATCGGGGCCAGTCCCTCTAAAAAGGTCTTCAGCGCCCTGCACGTTTAAGGGCAAAACACCTGACTCTATGTCCCTTCTTGCAGAGACTTCGCCTGGACTTGTTGCTGCGACGATAAGGCTATTGATTTGGTTGAGCGTGCCAGCCGCCAAGCCGCCAATGAACTTAATGGCAGGCTCAAGATTCAAAATCAATTCAGCAAGCCCTCTGAAGGCTTCAGATATTTGAGGGATTATTTCTTGTGTTAGAGCTACTTGGACATCTTCTGTCGCGTTCTGAAAATCTGCTATCGCCTGTGAAGGCCCGCCTAATGCGGCGTTCAACTGATCAACCCCTTCCGTTTCGATCCTTTTGAGCGCAGAAATCACGATTTCAGCAGTAATGCCTCCTTCAGCGGCAAATTTTCTTAATTGCCCTTGCGCCACCCCCGATTCCTTGCTAATCGCCGTGAGGATCCCAGGGACTTGCTCTGAAATGCTGTTAAATTCATCACCTCGGAGTGCTCCTGACCCTAACGCTTGCGCCAGCTGAGTAAAAGCGTTTGACGCTTCTACAGAAGTGGCACCACTAATCCTCGCGGCAGTATTAAAACCATTGTATGTACTTACAATATCTTCTAAAGAAACTCCAACTGGCCTCAATCTTGCAAAAACTTGAGCTAATGCTTGGTTTGCTGTTGTTTGGCTGACTCCAAAACGCTCAGAAGCATCACTCGCCGCCTTTGTGAGCTTGGCAACCTCACCATAGCTTTGCGCCAAAAATTTAATCCTGCGTTCTGACTCTACCCTTTGAATACCTGCTGAAACGGCAGCTTGAGCGGTCCTAAGAGTCGCATAGGCTGCAGCAACTTTGACAAGCTTTTTGCTTAGATTCCCAAAGCTTAGGCTTGCTTTGTCTGCGGCAGCTCCTGACCCTACAAGCCTGCCTTTAGCATCTTCAAGCCGACCATTTGCATCAAGAACAGCACCTTCAACTTCATTCGTTGCTTTCTTGAACCGCCCAAGCGATCTGACGCCCTGCGTGGCATCAACTATTAGCTTGACGATCGATTCAGCCATGGCCCTATTCTACCGGCCTCCCCTTTTTGCGCGGTCCATTGCCTCCCGCTCTTTCTCTGCCTTCAGCTCGTAATACGCTGCAAAATGCACCATCTCCGCATCGGTCAGCTCTGTCCGCAGTCTGCTAACAGTCATTCCTAGCTCGCAGGCTAGGTGAAACTCAAAAAAGAGCCACCCATCCTGCTTCAGTCGTTTTTTGCGTCTTCAAGGCTGGCATCTTCGCCAATACCAAACAAGAACAACTCAAGATCATTCAGCACGCTTTCAGGCAGCTGCCGCTGCAGTTTTGGCGCATCAGCTGGGGCAAAAGCTTTACTCCCGTCTTCTAGTTCTGCCATCTGGCACAACATCTGCGTGCTCAGGTCCAACGCTTCATCGGTGCCAGCTAGTTGCTGCGATTTCTTGCGGTCGGCCCTTGTGATCGGCTTGAAATACAAACTGATCACAACTTTGCCGGCTGCATTCTTTACGTCAAACTTTCGCCGCTGGTTAAGGTCAAATTCCTCAACCAGCAAATCAACGGGGCGATTTCTTGACATGAATAAGCTTTCTTTAATAGAAGCTTAGCTTATTCAAGGTTGCCAGTAATATCGCCGCTCGTCACGAAGTTGCAACTGACGGTCACTAGATCACCGATAGCTGATCCAATCTCAGCGTCTGTAATGATGCCGGCAAAGCTTATGGAATCAGAGCCCGAAGTCGTACCCGTCGTAAACAGCTCAAACGTCGCGTCTGATGCATCAGCCGCAGTCAGGACATCTTCAATGAATGCCGCTTGGCCTGTTGCGTCTGGGTCGTAGACCAGCTCAACAGTTCCAGATCCTGAGATCAGGCTGCCGATATAGCTCCGGGCGGTGTCACCGTGCTTGGTCGTGTCAAGGGTCTCTTTCGTGATAGTGAGCGACCAGCTCCGAGTACCTACCACAGTTGCATTGGAGCTGCCGGCTGCGTCGAATTGAACGGCGCCCTGCTCACCTCTGATTGTTGCCATTGGTCAAAGATCCTCGATAAATTCAAAGGCCACTGAGACCCTTGTTTGGAAGAACGGTTCTGGTTGAGGAGAATCCACAACTGCAGGCCCGTCAGCAGCGTCAAAGAAGACGCCAGAAACTATGGCTCTATTGTAGAGATCTCGGATGCGTTTCCCAATCACGTAATTAGCGCCAGGGCCAACGCCTTTTGGCGTGAAGATGTTGCACAGCAAAACACCGATTACTTTTGTGCTGCCCCTTGCTGTCAGCCCTTGGCTTAGATATTGGTTGCCGCCAAATTGAACAAGGCATTGAACCCAGGATGATCGAGCCGTAGGCTTGTTCGGCATGTTGTGAAACACTACCGGAACCGCCGGGGAAAGCGCCAGCTCAGTCGCAAGCCGGCCCTCAATGATCGATCGAACGGTATTGAGATCAACAGCAGCCATCAGCGATTCCTTCGTCTTATAAGTTCAATTCTGGCCGGGATTTGGAATGCAGCGATTTCCTTGGCCAAAATGTCTGGGTAGCCAGGGATCGTCGGGGGGTTCTGCCTTGTACGGTAAACGCCTCGCCAAGATGGCGGCAGGTTCTTCCCGTAAACCACGGGCTCGGCATAAGGCAAATTATTTTGAATCTCGATTCGTGTTTTGCTGATCTTCACTTGACGCCACCTTCCGCGAAGATCTCCGGTGTCAACCGGCGTTTTTTCTTTCACCTGTCCCTCCCAAACCTTCGCCGCAAAGATGACCAGCTCTTCGAGCTCATCTTCTGCAAGCTTCGAGATGTCGCCTAGATCAATCTGCCGTGCCATTGCTATGCCCTCAAAATTAGCTCGTAGGTGATCGGCTCATTGTCTTGCTCGATGGTGTCGATCCTAATCACTTCATGCGAAACGCCAGAAATCAAAACGCGGTCTTGCGTCGTCGGCACAGCTGCCGCGTCTGCTGCTGCAATGATCAACCGCTTGTCACCGGATTGGATCAGCTCATTCACCTCTCTAGCCGAAACGCCTTGCAACACACCTTTGATTTCATTGCTGCTGATGCTTTCGCTGATTTGCCCTGTTGCCGTGTCGTAAACGCCGCCAGATACGGTTTGGACCGTGACTTCACCGCCCAGGCTCTTCATCGCGTTTTGCACTGCTTTTTGCAGCGAAGTTGCAAGCGTCATTTAAGTAGGGTCAGGCCATTCTGAATGAGTCTTTAAGTTATATTAGCTAGACCAAACATGTCACTTGGCCTAGCTGCAGGGGCTCTTAATTAAGCAGCCCAGGGTTTGCCGCTGGCTTTTGTTGGTGTGCGCTGCTCATTGATTTGCGACTGGAGCGCCGCTTCAATTTCAGCAACCTTTTCGTCGCCGCCAAGTGCTTCCTTGACCCAGCCAACTACCAGATCTTCGGTTAGGTCAGCAAAAGGAATGAGACTTTCAGGACGCTCAAAACCGATGCTGCCGTAGGCGCTGGACGAATAGGCATCATCTGCCGCACTCACGGTGTAATGCGCGGTGAAAACAAAACCGTCATCAGTTTCCCTTTCAAGATTGGCGATGTTCCAAGTGAAAGAGGTAACAGGATCAGACATGAGCAAAATTCATTCGGCGTTAGTTTAATGCCATAAGCCCCGCTATGACACGGGGCGGGTTGCCGGTAGGCATGTAGTGAGTAGGACTAGTCTGCCTGGCTCGCTTGACTTTGTAGAAGTCAGTCTGCGGTTTGTGCTCCTTGCAGATGTTGCACTGACGAAGCGCGGGGCATGTCGTCACCATGTGCTGATTGCGGTGCGCTTCCATGTATCGGTGGCAGTGCAAACGTAAATGTAATCAGCATCCCAGCAAATCTCTCCGGCGGTGCCAGTGTCGGATGCCGATGCGGGGGTTTTTGCCGTAGCAATTCTGATGCGATTGTCGTTGACTTGAAGTAGAGCGCCGCCAGAGTTCGAGGGCGTGCCAACTAACAGCCTGCCCGAGCTGTCGATTCGTAGGCGCTCGGTGTTGTTTGTGTAAAAGATTGATGGCGTATTTTCTCTGTTTGTAAAATATGTCGCACTTGAGTCTGTTTCAAGAGAAAAGCCATCCGCAGTTGTTTGTCCGAGTGCCGCTGTCTGAAGGCAAATGCGAGCAAGGTTTGATCCGTTAACCGTAAACTGATGCCCTGACAGTGGCGCGGCTCCAATTCCAACCTGCCCACTCGCATCAACAAACAACCTCCCAGTACCACTAGTGCTGATGGCTACTTGGTCTGCACCTGGCGAATAGAGTCCGGTATTTGCGTCGCCGTTAAAAAACAGCGATGGGCTGCCTGCTGACCCAAGGTTTAGCTCAACCTCACCACCGCTTCCAATGGGCAGATAGTCCGAAGGAATCTTGCCAGCGCCATCCAAAGAGAACGGCGTGACATCCAGATTGCCGGTGAATGGGTTAAACGTATAGCTCATGATTAGACCTTAGCAACGCTGGAAAGGTTTCCACTGGAATAAGTCAACGTTAGGGTTGCTACCGTCGTTCCAGCGGCACCGCCCACCTTAAAGACAACATCTTGGGTTCCAGTGCTTGGCGCTGCAGCTGGACTAAATGAAACATAGTCATGTTTTGGGATCTGTAGCCCTTGAACGACGCTGCTCGCGTAGCTGCCATCAGCCTGCCTGATAGCAGTGATGTCATCGGCGTTATAGCTGTACGGCATGTCTTAGCTCCTTCTGATTGCGATGTTGCCAGGTCCACTGATTCTAAGGCCAGTCAGATAGCGTTCATACAGTGGGGGCACCCTATCAGCACCAACGGCGCCTGATGTCAAGTTTGGCGTGATGCTGATGCTGCCGATCGAGACGCTTTTGTAATCCTCAAGCCCACTCAATGAGATGCCGTCTTCGTTGTTGTGCAGATAGACCGCCAGC